CGTAGTATTTCTTCTGTTGTGGAGTGAGTTCGACTTCACGGGTTACGTAGATTAACTCGGGCAAGTCTAAGCATTCTTCTTTAGTAAATCGAATCGCTGGCTGGAGTGCTTCATGCACAATCTTTTCTGCATTAGGTCTGTTAACCCAACGGAACTGCGATACCTTATACATCACCATATCTTTGAAAGCCGAAAAGAACTTAGGCACGTTATGTGGGCTAACCAACTTAGCTAAACCATAGGCATCCACAGGGGACTGAGCGGCTGGTGTACCAGTAAGCATCCACAGCCAAGTGTCAGGCTTTAATATCTTATTGAGTGTCTTCCAACGAGTCGTCTGGGCATTCTTGTATGCGTTCGCTTCGTCAATAACAACTAAGTCAAAGCCGCCGTTAGCTATCTCGTCTTGGACAATTTCAACTCCGTCGTAGTTAATGATGACAAACTCAGCTTCGGAGTTAATTATTCGTGTTCGTTTTTCCCTGCTGCCATACGCAATATCTACATGGCGGTGCATGGCAAACTTAAATAGGTCTGCTCTCCAAGCCGAATCCATAATAGACAGGGGGCAGATAACTAGCACACGCTTGATTCGACCTAGCTTCATTAGGTAGTCTGCCGCCCATATGACTGAGCCTGTCTTGCCAGTACCTTGTTCGTTAAGGCAGAAGGCACGGGGGTGTAGAGTTAAAAAGGAAGCGGTAGTCTTTTGATGCTCGAACGGCTTGTGTAATCCAGGCCAGTTGTATTGCCCCATGATTGGTGATGGGATGTTTTTTATGTGCAGATTTTTTAAAATCCGTGCTTCATCTAAGCCCCAATTTACGGCAACTTGATTCCCTTCAAGCTGTTTGCTCTTTGGGATTACAGTTGTAACTTTGTTAGGGTTACGCAGATTTAGCAACAAAATCTTGTTATCTATTATTTGCAACTACATTCTCCAGTAAAGCGTGAGTAGAGCATAAGTGGTGTCCACTATGCCCTTTTTTATTATTGTCAGTTCCCCACAGGAAATAGTGTGGTGCTGACTGGTATGGTTTAAACGGAAATGAAACCGTGTGCTTGCCACTCATACCTAACGCTTGCATCTTGTAAAACGAATCTTTATCTTACATCAAATTCAAAAAAGTTCAAGCCTTTTTCTTACGTTCTCTTTTACTAGTTTCACCAACTAGATTACTCTGACTATCACGCTTGAAGCTACGATTCTTTGCCTTGCTCTGCACAGTGAATCCGTCTTTATTACTACCACCTTTGTCAAGTGCTTTCTTATGAGCAAGGTCTTTACCTTCTCTACTTTCGGCAGTCTTATCTTTATCTGTTGGACTATCAGCATGTTTCTTATCGTACTCACGACGTAGACGCTGACGCTCCATGCGACGCTCTAATTCACCACGAGCCTTTTGTTGCTCGTATTCTTTTTTATAAGGTCTTGGCTTATTTACATAAGGCATTTTAATTCCTTCCGTTGTGCGGACATTCCATAACAAGGCAGTGTTTTTTGCACAATCCTGAGGGTCTAGGGTTCCATACGTTTCTTTCGTAGGCTACCTTCATTCTGTTGTACTCTGCCAACCACTTAGACCACATCTTATCCTGTTTTTCGGCATCGTACGAGTCTTTTATAAAGTTCTTTGAGATCACAAAAAACAATGCGCCTTTGACCTTTTTAAGCTGGGGGAAGTGCTTGAACATAGCCAATGCCATCAGTTCTAGCTGGTCAGTATCGGCATACTTAGCGGACTTGCCTGTTTTATAGTCTAGGCATCTGCCTTCTTCTCCGTTAATAATGGCTAAGTCAGCTACCCCTCGCCACCAAACATTCGGGTCTTTGAATCCGCATGGCTCTAGGTTCTCGGTTAAACCCATCTCCAGTTCACAATGCTTATCACCATCCAACTGTTTGAGGTTATCTAACGCACTTTTGGCAAATCCGAATTGCGGTGGAATCGGCTTACCATCTCTGATGTATAACTCAGCCGCTTCATGAAACTCTTTGCCGTAGGTAATTGCCTCAGTCGGTGGCTCTTTAACATCTTTGAGTACCCGTAGGTGGTAGTACTTCTTTGGGCATTGGTCAAACAACTTAATGCTGGAGTACGACCACGATATAGGCTTACTCATCGCATCTCTCAATCAAAGCGGCATATCCGCAGATGTCTACTAAGTTGTCTCTATGTGTTGGGTCATTAGCGAAGCGGGCCACCTTAACAAGCATCATCATAGCGGCAACATCTTTAGGAGTGATAAGTTCGGTTGGTTTAGCATTTAAATACGATCCCCACATTACAGCTATGGTGTTTAGATTCTTAGCTGGGTGTCCGTAAGTCTTCTCCCTATCGCCATAAATAATCTTATGGGCTTCTTTTAATACTGATAATTGTCCTAATTCTTCAGTCACAGAGTTCTCCTGATATATGAGTTAAAAGTCGTACATCTACAAAAGCATTCATCATGTATTCGTGGGCTTCCCCAAAATGCCTATTGTTCATAGATATTTCAAACTCTTTCAAGTTCCTTCTTGCTCTAAGTAATAGGTCTGCATAATCAAGGGCATCTGCCCCTATTGGTTCTAAGTCCATTAACAATCTCCATATGATTTTCCAAATCCTGATTCACAACTTACTGGTAGTCCTTCTGCCCAATCAGGTGTCCACTTCATGCACTCCTCGATATAGGCTTGGGCTTCTAGCACTTCTTTGTCTTTCACTACACACGCAATCGCATCGTGTACTGTTAATACAACCTGATACCTTTTAGATATATTTATCATCTGCTCACCGATGATGCAACGAGCAATAGCTTGGCAAACATTCTCGATTACTTTACCGCCGTATATTTTGTTCCAACCATAGCGAGTCTTGTATTGGTACTGCATACCTTTCTCATCTCTAGTGGCAATTAGCTGGTCATACCGCATGAGCAAACCACTAGGTAATCTGATACCACGCTCATTTGGAACTAAAGTCAATACACCTTCTTTACCTAAAGATGTTGTATATCCCTTACTCATCGCCTCTAGCGCCATCTGTGCTTCTCGCCACAAGCCAGTAACGAACGGATAAGTCTGTCGGTATACAGATATGATGTGCCTCGCATCGTCTTCCGATACTTCTGCGCCGAAAGTCTTGAGTTGAGCCTTGAATTTCTGCGCCCCCATGCCGTAGCCAGCACCGAGAATCGTGGTTTTCCCAACGAACCTTTCTTCGTTCGTGATTTCTTCTGCGCTCTTGCTATAAATAGCAGATGCCATGATTTTGTAAACATCCTCGCCATTATGAAATGCCTCCACTAAATCGTTTTGTCCAGCTAACCACGCTAATACTCGTGCTTCAATTTGAGCAGAATCGGCATCGATGATTGAGTAACCCTCGGGGGCAACAATCGCCTTCTTTAGTTTTCCGCCGTTAGTTCCTCGGCTGGGAAGGTTCTGAAGGTTTAGGGAATCACTACCACCCCACCTTCCCGTGTGCGCCGCATAATATTTTAAGGGAACTGGCATCAATCCTCGCTTGGCAATTCCAATGAATCGTTCTGTCCTAGTTTCTTCTAGCGTAGACTTGTTACCCAACCTCGCCGCAACTAACGCTTGCACTCGCACATCTTCGTGTTCGAATAAAGCCTTAAATCCCTCGTCAGTCTTTGAGAACGCAAAGGTTTCCTTCTCTGTCGTTGGGCTAATCTTCATAGGCGGTTCAACACCAAACCCTTTGAGCAACTCGGCAAACTTCGGATTGCTCATCAACTCACCCTTGTCAGTAATGCCAGCTTCTTCTAGTAGCTTTTCTTTCTTTTCCTTAACATCTGTTAGGTGCATCTCTAGTAAGTTCAAGTCCAAATCAAGCAAGGGTCTTGTGAACATACGAGTAGTCAAGTCAATCAACTTCATCTCGTTTTTCGGAAAGCCCTTCTTAATCATGGCACTAAACAACTTATAGGTAAGTTCCACATCGTTCACACAGTAGTCACCATATCTATTAAGTTCTTCTTCTGTGAAGTCCACTCGGTTTTTCCCTGAAGCTGCAATAACCTCATCACCCTTAACACCTAGGTTGTATCTTTGTGCAAGCACCGCCAGGCTGCCACCTACTTCAACACCATGTATCGCACGACCCATAGATAAAGTATCGGCATAGACTTTAGGGAATATACCAAAGCGTTCGGAAAGGATGAACCCATCAAACATCATGTTGTGTGCAATCGCCATAGAATCTTCCCATGGGAACGACTTAAGCCAACCTTTAATCTGCTCGTGCGTACCGCTTGCCCATTCGGTTTCGCCACCATTAACTTTAACGGCTACACCAATTACTTCGAACCGATCACTGCGTATATACTCCTCAGTCGTCATCTTCGACAAGCTGAAGGTAGACTTTTCGTAGAAGGTTTCAAAGTCTATTGTTATTAGATTCATTTCTTCTTAACTACTTTCTTAGCCACAGGCTTCTTCGCTAACTTCTTGCGTAGCTTGATACCCTCTTGGGCATTTTTGTTTTCGGCTATAAACTGCTTTATCAAAGAGAGCATCCCCTCTTGTACTAGGAACTCTAGCCCTTCTCTGTCAAAATGCACCAACGCATCGGCTGATCCATCCTTGTTCTCTTTAGTAATTTCTATCTTTACATCCATCTCATTCTCCTAAGTTTATAAAAACAAACTCACTCGTAGGTACATCGTAAAACATCTCACCCTTTGGTATCTTATAGTTACTAATCTCTCGTATAGGGTAATCCCTAATCTTATTGGTTTCGATCCAATAAGCGTGTTGCATATCTTTTGTCAAAGCAAAGAATAATACACGACCCCCAAAGAATTTCGTCTTTCTTTCGGGTACATGGATAGTTGCATACGGACAGTTCGGACTCCATTGGCGCACTTCTACTTCTGCATAGCCAAGCACTCTTTCACCCCTACCTAGTACTAAATCAACCCCGTATTGATCCTTGTTGGGGTAAACCTGTACACCACAATTTCTTTCCATGTAGTTACGCACCGCAAGTTTAGCGGGCATATCATACTTATCGTACAGTTCTTGCTCGAACGGCTTTCTCACTAGCAACGACCAT